AGAGATACCAAAAAAGGGGCCGAAGCCCCTAAGTTGAGTATTAGTGCCTAGGATTGCTGGGGCGGTAGCCGCTAGCCCAGATCTGTCGGCACTTGGTTTGCAGCTGTTGGGTGGTCAAACCCCAACCCTCGGCGATGTCCTGAGCCAAGACGGCCAGGGGATGAGGGTAGGGATACCTGGAAGCTATAGCACCCAGGACCACCATGTCGTGGGGGGTGGGCGCCTTGACTACGAGGAGGTCTTCAAGGGCCTCATCATCGTGGTCGATCATTGCGTATCCGCGTTTCATCAGGTGAAAACCAAGTCGCTTGGATGAGTTAGGAGGGCGACAGCGGAGTTGCCAGCGTCGAAGGACTTGCAGGCATCGCCTCTGCCGACGTAGCAGCCACCATCTTCGCGGAGGAAGACGCGGACACCCTCGGGGAGGAAGCCAGCGGTGCCCAGGGCATCCAGGAGGCCATTGAGGCGCTCGCGGGTGGTGCGAGAAGGGCGGCCCTTGCTGTCGTAGAAGTCGCCAGTCTTGACAATGGTGCCGACGATGAGTCGGTGGTTCATCGGGCTGGTATAGATCTCGCAGATCGGCTTGCCGAACAGGCGGAACTCGATGTGCGGCGCACGATTGCAGTCACAGGTGCACGTAATCACTTGCACCGAGGTGTTACCAAACTCCTTAGGGAGGAGCTGGTCCGGTCCGTAAGTAAGGGCGATACGCAGCTGGTCGACAGCGAGTTGTGTGAGTTGTCGGTTAGAACGTGGCATTGAATTAAACCTCCTCGTCGTAGGACTTTAAGATGTTGGCAAGGTACTCAGTTGGAGCATCTGCATAGGGATACTCTACATCATAGAGCCGAGCCAGGTCGTCAATGAAACGATTGTTAACAATACGGTCGGCGATTTGCTGCTTGAGCCACTTACACCGGTTGGTGTAGGCAGGCATGCGCAGGATGTGTTCCGCCAGTACGTGGGCGGCGTTGGTCATACTCTTTTGAGATTCAGGCGTCATCGGTTTGCTCCTTTGGTGGATAAAGTTTGGCGATGGTCTCGTGGTAGCCAGGTGGCACCAGGTCTGGCCTTCTCTTGAAGATAGCAGCCCAGTCGATCCCCTGTACAGGCTTTTTACTTTTCGTCATACTGCCCCCTTTCCGTACCACCAGACTTTCTCCTCGGGAGTGAGCCGCTCGTGGAAGACGGTGATAACTTCTTCCCATCGCGTTCCGGCGGAATCAACCGCTCGAACGGAATAAGAAGCGCACCTGCGAACAGATAAATCAGCAACAAACCGACGACCGATACGTCGCCAGGATGGCTGCTTGCCGCGCCATTGGAGGGAACAGCTGGGCCATGGAAGCTCGTCTCTGTCGAACAAGCGACAGACAGGTCCGATGACCTCGTACGCAAATGATCCGCCGGGTGACCGGATCTTTTTACCATGCTCATGAATCATCTCCAGTAGCGTGCGTAGAAGAAGATCAGGTAGGCCGTGCCGAAGAAGAGGGCGGTGCCCAGGGTGAAGCCTGTGATGCAGCCGACCAGCTTGAGCAGGTGCGTGTAGTACTCGAACTGTGTGGTGGCGATCATTCTGCTTCCTCCTTGTAGTCAGTGAGCTTGACGACTTTGCTGTTGACAACTGCCGTGGCCTCGATCACCTCCACGCCAAGGATGTTCTCGGCGAATTTCATTAGAGAGGTTATCTGGCTAGGATCGTGCCCCCGGCATTCGATGCTGTAGTAGATCCCCTTGCTCATTCTGCGTCCTCCGCGGGGTGGTCGGTCAGGTTGACTACCTTACCATTGATGATGGCATTGACGTCCGTGATGGCATCGCCGAACTGCGTCACGGCCTCCATAATTGCTTCGATGCTCTCGAACTCGACCTGAGTAACCAGGCGACCAGGCTCCTCCAGGAACTCGGCGGCTCGCTCGGGACGGAACGTAAAGCGTGTTGTGATCAGCTCGTCCGCATAGGGGTGGTGCATGGATGAACCTCCTTGGGTGTCTCCTGCCAGTATAACCACAAAGAAAGGCCAGAGGTCAACCCCCTGGCCCTGAGTATCATTACTTAATAATTATTAAGTAGTGACTATTTTGCCTGCTCTGCGGCCTTCTCAAGGTTGGCCTGCTCCTTGTCGGCGGAGGACTGACCGGACCTGGACTCAGGGCTGCCACCCTGGCCAGGCTGAGTGGGTGCTTGCTTCTGAAACTCGTTTGCACGCTTCAGGTCTTCACCCAGCTTCTGCTCGGCTTCCTGGTGCTGCAGATCGTGCTCAGCTTCCTTGTCCTCGTCGATGCGCTCCATCTCCTTCTCCAGGACCAGGTCAGGATCGAGGACGCCGCCACGCTGCAGTTCCTCAAGAACAGTCCGCTTCGAGAGCAGGTCGTTATTGAACAGGTTGACCAGTTGAGCGATCTCAGAGGCGCCCATGGGCTTGGTGATCAGGGAGTCGTTCATAGATAGGCCAGACTCTTGAGTGATCTGACTCTGTTCGCCCGCGTACCACGCCCAGAAGCGCACCAGAGTGGTGAACATGCTGGTCTTGTTGCGGACTAGGGCGGACACGCTAGAGGCCACCTGAGAGGCTCTGAGGGATGCCTCAGTGGCCGTCTTGACGTTGGCTCCGTAGAGGAAGTTCAGGGAGCTGCGATCCATCAGCTCTTCAACGTGCTTGATCTCTTCCTGATGGCGCTCAAGGCTCTTGCCAGAGGGCTCGGCAAAGTTGAAGTCACCACCTTCGGAGGGCAGGTCAACAGCGGTGTTGGGGCCCAGGATCAAGGCGGCAGGTTTGCCGTCAGGACCAATCGGCGCTCCCTTTCGGACGGGGACGGGCATTGCGCACTTGTGGAGCAGCTCGTTCAAGTCAGAGCGCATCTGGAAGTGCTGGATACTGAGGTCAGCCAGGCCATCCATGGGTAGATCACCCTGAGCAAAGCGACTGGTGGTAGCACCGTACCAAGCCAGAGGAATAATTGGCATGCTGGTGGCCATCTCGTCCATTTTCCGGTTCTCCCAGCGACTGGCGCTCTCACCCTTGACCAGGCGATAGGTCTCAACCTTGCCAGGTGTCAGGACGAAGTAGACGGGCTCAACCTTGCTGCCGAAGCCTTCGTCGGCCACAGAGCGCAGCTGGCGGACGGTAGCGCGGGTGATTACCTCGCGGCCACGCTCGTAGCTGACCTGCCAGTTGATCACGTCTGCACGCTTAACAGACACGAAGTAGGGGTGACGACCATCGCGCTGCTGGTCGAAGAAATTGTCGCTACCGGAGTCGGGCATCATGTCGACCATGACGTAGGCGCCGCCGTCGCGAAGCACCATCTCATCGACCTGGGTCAGGAACGACTGAATGCTGGAGCCCTGCAGGTCAACGTTGTGCTGGTTGGACTTAAGGCTGCTAGGTGGGTCAATCAGCTGAAAACGACTCAGCAGGCCGGCGTAGGAACGAATGCTGTCCCGGTAGATCGGGGTGTAGGTCGAACGATCGAGGCGAGCCTTGTAGGCGCCTGACGGCTCTGCGGGTTCCCTGTGCAGGTACTTCTCCTTGGCGGATCCAAGTCCGTCGGCGTTGAGGAGAGTCCAGCAGTCGTGGGCCTGTTCCAGCTGGGGCAGAAGCCTCACCAGTTCTGGACGGTGATACGACACCAGAGACGGGTCGTTCACTGGATGATTGATTCCGTGCATAGCAATCGCTGCAATGGTGGGCATCGCGCCCTGAGTACTTGGCCAGGTGCATCACGCATCCCTTCTAATTAGTCTGCCTGACCATGAAAAAAGGGCCCCGAAGGGCCCGGTCCATCCAACTCACTCACACTTCAGTATATCAGCCCTTGGAACGCTGGGCCCCAAGGTCGCCCTGATAGCGGCCGGTAACTGCGTAAGTCCTCATGGGAATTGCGTCCAGCTTGGAGAAGCGTAGCTGACCAATCCGCATGCCGTGCTCCAGGGGAAGGCGCTTCTTGCGGTTGACATTTACCAGCTCTAGTGTTACCTGGCCGTGGAAGCCGGGATCGATGTACGCGGCCATGAGGTGCTCGTACCCTTCGCGCCCTCGGGAGGACTTCAGGTTGAACACACACTCCAGATTGGGTGGAACCCGGACGTACTCGATGGTGTGGGCCAGGAGGAATTCACCTGGCTCCATCACGTAGACGCCGTTCTCGATGTCGATCTCGGTGCCGTCCTCTTGGATGAGGGTGGGTCCCAGTCGCACGTCAATGCTGGCTGGGTTGATGAACTCAGGGTCGAAGGGCTCGACGAGCCCCATGTCCCTGCAGAGTTGGCGGATCTGGTGATCAACAATAGTAGCCATCAATTTTTACCCTCCAGCTCATCTTTCTCAGCCTTGGCAATACAAGCGGCCGACGTGCAACCGGCCACAGACTCGATGCTCCACTCCGAGGAGTCGAACTTGTTAAGGATGGCCAGGAAGTCGGCGTCCTCATCACGGGAGATCTCCTGGATGGCGATCAGCTCGTCGTACTTCTCCTTGGTAATCGGCTCGAACGGCAGGCGAGGGAATGTCTCGTTGGCGTCGAACCGAGCCAATAGGGCAGCAGAGATATAGCCGCCGTTGTTTTGGATGTTGTTGTGGATCAGCTTGGCCAGAGGTTTGATCTCGTTCTCCCGCAGCTCGATGGTTGCAGAAGTGTTGTGATCGGTGTAGTGCGTCTGCACTGCCATGTAGAGGCCGTACTGTGCTTCGACAGGCAGCTTGGCCAGGTCGAACTTGTCACAGCCCTCGATGTTGGCCCAGCTCACTTCCGTAGGAATTTCAACCAGGACTTCTTGGACGCGGGGATCCGTAATGTCATCGAGGAGATTTCCGTTATCGTCACGGGCTGACTGAGCCGGAATGACGTTGAATCCGTATTCGAGAAGGGCAGGTACCAGAGGATCATTGACTCCAAGTGTGATACGACGAATAAAGCGCTGAGCCTTCGGGGGGTGCCAGCCAGAGGATGCGCCCGTCAGCAGGCTCTTGGTGCCCGCAGGTTGCACCGTGGTGATGCGGTTGGGGCAGCGGATCCCATGCTTCTCGCAGTAGGCCTTGACGCCCTCGTGAGCAGCCTTGCGCCAACGCTTGAGGTAGTGCTCCTCCAGCTTGGTGTACATGGCAAAGGCTTCAGTGTGGCCGAACTCACTGTTGTCCTGCCGTCCGCCCATCATCCATTCCAGCCAGCCGTAACCGCCTGCATGAACGAGGAAATCAAACAGACCGGTAAAAGAAACACCGACAATCGGATCAATAGATCGGCTGTACTGATACCGCTCATGAACGAACTCATGCTGCAGGAGGGCAGCGACCTGCAGGCCGGCAGCGTAGAAGGCTTTCTCCTGTGTTTCATAGTCGGACGGGTCAATGGTGTTTAAGTGGACCTCAGCGAGGTTGCAGTGGAAGTCACGACCAATGATCTCACCACAGGGGTTGAGGCCATAGCGGTCAAGACGGTGCTGAAGCTCGCGCTCGTCAGGCTTCTTACCGTAGGTGGCTTCAAATGCCAGGGCCAGGTAACGCTTGGCGGATTTGCGCCCCTTGACGTTACACAACTCCAGGAAACCGCGCTTGGTGGCAGCATCGGGCAAGATGTCCGCATTGGCGCGTGCTACCGATTCGGGCACGTATTGAATGGCTCCTTCGCCCGATTGAAACTGGAGAGACACGGCCTCCTCGACCTCCTCGTATGAGGGCTTGTGGTGGTAGCATCGGGTGTGATTAGCCATTCTGAGGGCTTCCTTCTTGGGGTCAACCCGCCAGTTTCCTTTCTCATCCTGAGAGTAGAGCCCGAGCTTGGCAGTGGCTGCGTCAGAATCGTCTTGGCTAAATTGACGCATACCGGCAGAGCGGCGGATATTACCAGCAACGATACAAGCTGCAGCCTCGTCGATAAGGAGACAGGCTTCGGTGGTGGTGAGCCGGCGCCCTTCGGCAGCGGCGAGAATGTCAATGACCTTCCGGAACATGTCCTGGAGCTTGACTGGGTTGGCGGTACCCCCAAATCCTTTAAGCTTTTCTCCAGCTGGCCTGACTTGCGAGAGATTGACATAGACGTTGCAAAATGGTTTCTTGTCGGGAAGGGTCGAAGTGGCCTGGTGCAGCAGAGCCATGTAGGCGTCACGCCAGCCCTTGCGAGAGTCGCCCACGCGGATGAAGATTGCCTCGTCATCCCAGATGCACTTAGTGAAGTCCAGACCAGGCTCGGTGCCCACATCCGTGATATTACGAAGCACCAGTTTCCGGGTGATCGGGGGCAGCTTGTCTACCACTTCTTGCTCAAGTACCGCGCCAGTGCCAGAGCCCTGCATAGCCAGGTCGATCATCAAGCCAAAGGCCTGAATATCCTCCATGTGGGTGGAGGTGCAGTTGTAGTAGCCGGAGAAGTTCTCCTGCTTCTTGCCCCACTCAGTACCAGCAACCCAGAAGGCGCGGCCGGAAGGGAATGCGTGTTGAGCCATGGCCTGCTCCATCACCAGGTCATGCTCTTCTACGTCGTACTTGCCGATGCGGGCTAGGTCGTTAATGGTGCGGAACATCGCTTCTCGGAAGTTCTCACGGGTGCCGTCTTCCTTGCGGCGAGAGTAGGTGCGGTAGAAAACGGTTTCTGCCGATGGAGCTTGTGGACGGAATTCTTTCATAGAGCTTGAGCGCGTAGGGAAAGGCTGCCTATTCATGGTACATGAAAAAGGGGGCTCGCGGCCCCCCGTGTAACAGATTTGTAACCGATTCAGGGAACCAGTAGTGCGTTGATCACAAGGCATCCAGGGTACTGTTCCTTGGTTACCTCGATGGCTCGCTCCATGGTCTCACATAACTGCAGGACATGCTGAGGAGCGGTCTCAGACATGCGCTTGAAGGTGACGTCAAATGCTCTCATGATAGTAATCCGGGCGAAGGGTGACACTAAGGCGCTGCCAGCCAGCATAGGACTGGTCGAACACGCGGGCTGCTTCGTAAGCGTTGTCGGCTTTGACATACAGCTCACGGAAGACGCGCTCGCTACTGGGTGGGACCTGGCGGCGACGGGCCAGAACCCGAAAGACACGGGTCGGCTTGACTTCCTTGCGGAACAGGTTGCGAAAGAATGCGAACATTTGATCAGTCCTCGTAGATACGACACTCGGGTGCCGAAGGGTTGATGGTGCAGACGCGATCGAAGTAGCTAGAGGCGGAATCGAGCCACTTGCGCTGCTGGGTGGTCAGGGGCGACGCATCAGCTTCGATGTAGTCGGAGTTGTAGACAGTGTCGCAGGTGCAGTTTCTGCAGGGTGCTTTACAGGTCATAGTGTTGTAGCGTTGGTTGAGTCGGGTGAGGCAGAAGCCAGGGATCATTTGCCCTGGCCGCGATACGGTTTTTGGCCTTTCTTTTTGAAGGAGCCGCGCTTGCGAAGGCCATCGCCTTGGCTGGTCCGCTTCTTGGGACCTTCCTTGAAGGTTACGGTCTTGCCGTACATTGCCATGGGTTACTCCGGGTGAGTGTGTTGTCAGTTTAGCGGGTCGCGGTCCCACAGATCCACAAACTTGAAGGGACCGGGGTGCGGAAAGCCTGCTTCTTTAGAAAGCTTAACGATCTGGCGGTACATACGCCAAGCCATAAATTTGAGACGCAGGTTGATCCAGTAGATCTGGATCTTGAGGGAGACTGCGGTCAGGACTCTGACGGTTGTCTCCTGGTCGATGATGAGGGCTGCTATGAGAAACCCACAGAGAAGATAAAATCCGGGCATAAGGTCACCAGTCAGGGTTTTCGTAGACACGAACCAGAGTGGCATTAGGACCAACCAGTTCGATTGCAGACAGTGTAGCACTCGGCAGGGAGCGGGCGTACAGATCGAGCTTGCGCTCTGTCAGGTTCGACTCCTTGTAGATGGCTCGATAAAGCTTCATGGGAGTGGCTTCGGGGGACATGGTCACCATAGCACCTACACTAAGCTTGCCAAGAAGCCTTAACTTCTTGTAACACGGCGGACATTTCGGCACGAGAGATGTGTGCGCGGTTGCCGCCGACGTGGTCATAAAAGCCGCGGCCATTGCGGTATTCAATGGAAGCCCACTCCTTGGCTAGTTCGTTAAGAGCCCAGCCGATCAGCTCGTGATCCCCACGAATGAAGGCGCCAACAGCGGGGCGCTTGTAGAAGATCAGGGCGGTCATCAGGCGGTCCTGGATCTCCGGCGTGAACATGTCCAGCTCTTCCACGCTGGAGTGCCTCAGGGCAAATCGCAGGGTGGACGGGATGAACTGGTAACGGCCGACGGCATACACCTCCCAGCGCTGCATCTCCATTACCTGTTTGACGGTGAAGTTCTCGAAGGTCTGCCCTTTCAAGCCCTGGATGCCACCAGGAGTGTCGCCAGCTCGTCCGCGGTTGATCGCGTTGTAGTCCCCCTCTCCCTTCGCTATAAGGTCCATGAGCGGCCTAAGGCGTTTTTCTGGGGAAACGTACCCGGGGTTCGGGCAGAACCTCTCTGCGGCGCTCGCAGCGGGCACATAGAAAGCCCCTGGCCCACCAAGCAAGGCTGCAAGGGCGAGACAGGGGCAGATAGATCGGAGATTCATACTAGATGCTTCGTAGGTACCTGGCCAGTTCGGTGAAGCCACCTACTTCCTGGCCATCAATCTCAATATAGGGGACGGTGGGCCATTTGTCACTCTTTCCGTCAAGTTCTATGTACTTGATGCCCTTCAGATCGAGGAGCTTCTTGGCCTTAACGCACCAGGGGCAGTTAGGCAGGGTGTTGATGAGTGCTGTCATGGGATTAGATTACCACCTTAATGATCGTTTGAGGCTCAACCATAGCCTCATGGGCCTTGTCGGCGGAGCGAGCGTTATACTCTGCAAGCTTGTCGATGATCTCGTACCCATCCACGTCCTCGACGTTCTGAAGGTCAGCCTTGAAACCGTCCAACCCTTGGGGAGTGACGATGTGGATATTTTGAGCCGCCTTAGATACGAATCCCAGCGCTTCTTCTGAGTAGGCGTTTGACCCCACAAGAGAAGCGTTGCGAGAAACGTAATCGGAGATGACAGTCGCATGGATGTGTCCGCAGAGGATATGGGTGACATTAACACCCTTGGCAGCGTACTTGCCAATAATGGCTTGACACTTTTTCTGATCGGTTGCGTTAACCTGGTGGCCATGGACGCCCAGGAAGGTCTCGTTGTGGATCTTGAAGACCACCTCGTTGGCCTGGAAGTCGTGGAACCGCAGGCCCTTGTCGCCAGTCTGATCGAAGACAGCTTGGAGCATGGCATAGATGGTGAAGTCGTAGCTGTCAGTGGCCACCACGTCAACCCAGCCCAGGTTCTCCTTGGCGCGGGACTCGTTGCCGGTCACGCCGAACACGTCCACGAAGAAGTCTGCCCGCAAATCCATCAGGAACTGCTTGTACAGGTGGACGGCCAAGACGGTAGCCCGGGCACGGTTGGTGCTCATGGCCAGCAGCTCGTCAAGGCGACGGTCACTGTTCATCAGATCGCCACCGAAGAAAACGACCACCTTCTCCACATCGTAGGCCTTGCCCAGGAGCTTGGCTTTTTGTGCCAGCAGCTGCAGGCGCTTGGCGGCTACCTGGAAGTCGAACCGATTGGTCGGCAGATTGACAAGCTCGTTGAAGTGGTTGTCGGAGAGGTGCACAACAAGAGCAGCTGCAGAGGGATCCAGAGGACCACTGCGGCGGGGACAATCAGCAAGAGAGGCGCCGTGCTGCTCCAGCTCTGCGAGAATGGCTTCATTGTAAGAAAGAACAGCGTTTTCGATGCGAGCGTGCTCGCGGAAGGCCTTGTCCTTGATGCGGTTGCGGTCCATCGCAGCCTGGTTGGCTTTAGCGAGGCGGACGTTCTCTGCAACAGTCTCGAAGTCAACCTGCTGGCCATTGACCTCGGTCTTGATGTAGCTGCGGAGCTGATTGGGCTTGGCCAGGTACGGATACTTAGCGTGGAGCGCCGTTGCAGTGCCGAGGTAGCTGCCGATCTCTTCGTACAGCTCGACTACTTCAGCATGCAGGTGGCTGATGGGAGTCAGACTCATAGGGTTCGGGGAGTGTATCTTTTGACAGTGTATCAGCACAGTGCTTCAAAACCCCGGGAGTGTCATCAATGTGCACATTCGGCTGGATAATGGTGCGCAGCTGCTGCAGGAAGAACGGCTCAGCGGCCGCTACGACAGCCATGATACTGTGTGGAGTCAGGTCGGTGGCACAGTGTTGGTTCAGCTCCTCAAGGCGCTGCACAAGCCATCTCAAGGGCGGATGTGTAACTTTGCCCAGTAGGGGCTGCAACTGGGCTCGGTGCTCGGGACGGTGCACAAAGATGCGAAGCATGCGGCGCTCTGTTGTGATGCGGGTCTTGATCGGGCTGGGTGGCTGCCACTCGCGCTCCTCCACCTGAATGGTGCGATTGCCCCAGGTCTTGGCCACATCCTTGGCGCCCTTGTCGTCACGAGACAGAACACGGGCCACCTTGTCAATGTAGTGGGCGCGAACAGCGTTGGAACGCAGGCCGTCGATCACCTTGCGCAATTCGTTCTCGACGGATGTGACGTGTGCTGAGTTATCCAGGTCCAGGTCCGCAGCCCAGTAGTCGATCACCCAGTCAAGCCAAGGCATGGCACCTGCTACCAGGTTGTGAAATGCCATTGCTCCGGAGTCACGGCAAACCTCGTCGGGATCCTTGCCCTTAGGCATCTGGACCACGTTGATCTGGATCTCACCCTTCTGAGCCATGGAACCGGCAGCGGAAATAAACTGCTGGATCGCCTTCTTGCCACCCTCGTCCCCGTCAAAGCACAGTACGAAGTTGTCGGCTGCTTTGGCCAGGCGCTGGAGGATGATCGGATCAGGTGCTCCGGTGCCCTGCATGGCCACCACGTTGGCGACACCATGCTGCCACAGGGAGACCACGTCCAGATGGCCTTCCACGAAGATCAGGGAGCCTGTCATGCGGGCGGCATCCTTGGCACGCGCCTCGTTGAACACCAGGTTCTTTTTGTGGAACAGTTCGCCATCAGCGCTGTTCTTGTACTTAGCAGGCTGCTCCTCCTTGCTTTTGGTGGCGCGACCGGTCCAACCCACCAGCTCGTTACGGTGGTTGAGGATGGGCACAGTGATGCGACCAGCAAAGTAGCCAGTGGCGGCGAAGCCCAGGCCGAACTCCTTGCTTGCTGCAGCGGTCAGGCCACGAGCCTTGAGGATGTCACGAATGCGACCAGCCTCCTCGTGGCGCAGGTTACCCCGATACAGCTCCTGCTCCCTCTGCAGTTTGGCCAGCGCATCTTCGCGAGCCTTGCGCCTCTTAGCCATTTCTTCCGGGCTTATCCCGTCAGTCTCCAGCTGGATGCCCAGGATGGATGCAGCCAGGTTCGCGGCATCGGCGAAGCCTAGGCCCTTTGCCTGCATGGTGTACGCCAGTGCGTCGCCACCACCCCTGCAGACGTGGCAGAAGCAGAAACCCTTGTCATCATTGATCGTCAGTGACGGGTTGGTGTCTTCGTGCCAGATGCACTGAGTGACAAACTCGCGCCCAACGCGCTTGAGCTTTCCGCCCAGTGACTCAACGACGGTTGATACTGGTGCGGACTTGAGCTTGTCAATCGAAGCTTGTGCAATAGCCATATTTGGTACGTGGGGGAGTTAGCCCCATCCTACCATGTCAGAACAGAGAGCCCTGTAACCGGCCACCGCCAATGTCGGTCCAGCCATCCACCAGGTCGATGTCGTTGTCTTCCCAGTTAGTTGCGTGGCAACCCGCAGCTGTCAGGAACTCGTCCACGCCTCGGCGTGGGATTGCGTTACCATTGCCGCTCAAGTAGATCTCAAGGCTCTGAGCCAGGTCGTCGCTAGCAATGGATCCGAGAGCTTCGGTAGCCGCGGACAGGTACATGGTAGAGAAATCAATCTCGCTGGGCTCTAGTGGATCAGTGGGCTGGGCCTGCTCCTTCAGCTCCAGCGGCGGGCCAGAGCACACCTTGCGGACTTCCAGCCATTCCTCTTTGGTGATTTCCAGAGCCTCGGCCACTTCCAGGTCAGTGGAACCCCTATACAGCAGCTTACGGCCCTTTACCCAGCGCTCACGCATCTTATGGCTCAGGCGGACGGCATACGTCTTGTCACGCACCCAATGCAGCAGCTCGCCGCGAATAGTAGGTACAGCTAGGGAGCTGAACTTCATGGACTTACCGGTGACCGGATGAGGGCGATCGGGATCATAGCGGTGTGCGGCCTTGCACAGTCCCTCGAAAGCCACTGATTCCAGGGTGTGGTAGTCGATACCGGTAGAGCGCTGAATGCGCCATGCCTCGCGGCGTGCGAGGTTGAGATTTTCTGCAGCGAGCTTCTGTTGCTCCTGGCTCATCTTGAACTTAGTAGGTCTGCGAGCCACTACATTGCGTTATGCTACGCCCAGTCTACCAGTCGCCGTAAAGTCTACCAGGCGCTGTATCGAGCTACGTCGGGCAGGGCTCGATCTCCACGTCCCCAGGTGACGGAAGTCATAGATGGAGCGGAGCGCTGGCTGCAGTAATTGATGGCCATTGTCAAGGCGTCGACCATGTCGTCATTTTTAGAAGCAGGAAACAGGGCGAATTCATTCAAGAACGCATCCAGCCACGAGGCGCTGGCAGGCAGGTACACGTTGCCGGCCTCCACGAGGGGCACGATACCTGAGGCACGAGACACCTTGGACTTCTCCGGCTTGAAGCCGATCAAGCCAGGCACTTTCTTGCTCATCATCTGGTATACAGCGTAGCCCGATGCCGCAAGTTCGATCACCGTGCCGGACAGGGCGTGACGATTGTACATCCTGGCCATCATCGCCATAGTGCCCACCACGTCCAGCTTCTCCCTGACGAGATCAAGAACGTAAAACTGGTTTCCGGCTTGACCGACAACAGCGCCCACCACATAGTCGCTCTTTTTAGTATCGGTGAAGGTACAGTCAACGCTAAGCATGATTCGCTGGAAGTCAGGGAGATCTGTGTCCCAGCTGTAATACTGCCACCAGTCAGGGCTAAACATATTACCACCTTCGGGAGCCGGCCTCTGCTGATAGAGCGAAGCAAAGTCACGAGACCCAACGGCCTCACGGATTCGCTCCAAGGCATCCTGGTCGTAACGCTGAGGGCAGAGTGCCTCGCCCAGTTCAGAGCGCCAGTCAGGAACAGTTGGACAGTGAGCTGGCAGGATTGGCCTGTCGGACTCTTCCTCGTAGAGGGCGGGCAGGTCAACAATAGTCCAGTTCTCGCGGCCTTTTTCGGATACGTTGTGTTCGTTTTCAAGAAGCTGCCCAATCATGTCATTCTCTGACCAGCGGGTCTGAATGACGACAATGGCGCCCACATGGGGCTCCAGTCGAGTGTACAGGGTTGAGGTGTACCAATCGTTAAGCTTTTCCATCATACGCCCACTTTCGGCGTCTTCTCGGTTCTTGACCGGGTCATCAATGATGAGTAGATGGCCAGAGCGGCCAGTGACGGCGCCGCCCACGCCGGCAGCCCAGAGGCCACCGCCACCTTCAGTTCCCCATGCGTTAACGGCTTTGGAGGATTCATTCAGGAGCCCGCCGCCATCTTTGAAGAACTCCCGAGCCTTCCTTGAGAATCCCTCTGCAAGCTCGGCTGAGTAGGAAGAAATACCGACGTAACGCTCAGGATGAGCCAGGAGGTAAGCAGCAGGCAGAAGCTGCGAAGCAAGAAGCGATTTTCCATGTCGCGGTGGGACCTGGAGGATGAGGCGGTTACATTTGCCATCGATGACTTTTTGGAGTTGCTCAATTACTGTTGCGTGAAACTTGTAGAACTTGTACTGCGGCATCACCTTTTTGATGAACTTCCACAGTACAACACGTTCGGCCTTTTTGGCCGTTTTCTTCTTTTTGACCTCTTTGATAAGGTCTTGACCTGAAGCGGCGTACTCCAGGTAGTCGTTACCCAGTTTTGTAGACATTATTCGTCAAGCGGGATGTCGTAAGCTTCGTCCTCCTCCTCATTGAGGATCTCAACCTGCACTTCCTCCAGCTCCTGATCAACAACCTCCATAAGCTGCCCAACACCCAAAGCCGTGGCCCAGGACTGGCGGCCGGAGTCGGAGATATTGGCAGCTGCACGCATCAAGCCGCTAATCAGGCCCATAGGGATGTCCTCGCCTTCTGCTTCAGCCTTGATGATCCGCTTCTGGATGATGGCCATCAGATCAGCCGATGTTTCCATCATCATCTTGGCCTGTGCCTCGTTGGCCTGCCTGTACTCCTCGATGGACTGCCTCTGACGCCTCCTTTCGATCTTGTTGGCCTCACGCATCGTAATGGCCATTTGCTTGGTGTCCCAGGCCGCACAGCGCTTGTCCCAGTTGTATCGCTTAGCCCACTGAGAGACGGTCTCGGCCTTACCTCCACGCTCCTCCGCTACAGCCTCGTAGCTACGCTTGCCGTTCAGGTACAGCTGAAACGCGTTGAACTGATCATTGTTCTCGTGCCGACCAGCATCGTTCACCTTGTAGCCCCGTTGGAACTCCCAGATGTTACGATCCCGCTTCACTTCGGGCTTCCATTCCTTGAACTCGCCTGACACGACTAGAATCTCTCTAGAACTGGCATAGTATGCCGAGGCAATAAAAAAGGGCCCATAAGGACCCTTGTCGATGCAACGCTGCTTCACTCTATCAGGTGAAGGCTGCTTCGTAGACGTTTGGCAGCTGCTCCTCGAAAATATCCTTGATTGCGTTGGCGATCAGACGGTGTTCGAGCTGAGTCTCGACGCCGCAGCGGATTTGCAAAAAATGAACCCACGACCTTATGCTGCCAGACATGTACATCCGGGTCGGAGTACCCAGGGGCAGGATGCTGCGAGCGCACTCCTTGGCCACGCCTCGGCTGAGCAGGTACTCGTAGAAGTCAAAGGTGTTGTGGTAGATCTGCTGGATCTGTTTCTCCATCAGTTCGACCATTTCGGGGTCCAGATCGTCATGGCTAGCCTGCTTGTTCTTGAGGTCTTGGGACCGCAGGTGGGGCAGACCGATAGTGCCAAGCTGGTCGACAGAGCTGTAGCGTTGCGAGAACTCCTGGAACGAGAAGCTGCGGTGGCGCAGGATCTGAGCTGCGATTGCCCTTGTGGTGTCGATCTCGACCTGCATGCTGGCCATCTCGAATGGTGACCAGTGCTTGTGTTTGATCAGGTACTTGATCAGGCGGGGAGACGTCTCGCTGTTTGCTTGGTTTGATGGGTTGGACACCCGAGCCATGTAGACAATTTGCTTCTCGGCGTCAGGCGTGATGCTGACAAGGCGAGCTGTGTGGGTTTCGCGTTCCATCAGAAAAGATCCTCCTCGGGGCTTTGGGGCTCTTCCATGCTAACACGGTTGTACCAACCCGGGTAGTCCAGTTGACGGATGACTGGCTCACGGTTCGGCCACTCTCCAGACCCCTGGCACTGGGCGTAGGTCTTCAAGGCCTTCTCCACTTTGTACAGGCCTTCCTGCATCATATCTGGTGTGACCTCGAAAAGATCCACCGTATATGGCGCCTTGCGCTCAACGGCCACGAAGATAAACTTGAACGGCTTGCCGTATGCGACCTCTGCCGCACGAGCATAGTAGGCGGCCTGGAAGTCGTAACCCAACGAAACAACCTTCTTGGTAAACAACTCAGGGTCAACGCTGTCGGTGGTCTTGAGGTCCAGGACGATACCTTCATCGATCAGCACACGGTCCAGGCGAGCCTTGCAGTTGACGCCGTGCTCTTCCCAGTAGATCGAGACCTCGTTGTACTTGATATAGTCCTCCTGCTTGGAATCAAACCACGCCAGGCGCTCAAGGCTCTTGGCCATGCCCAGGACACTGCCCCAGGGATCATCCTTGCCGCCGGATGCTAGCACCTTCTTCCGCCCCACGCCGGCCTTCCAATCCCTGCCTTCCTTGGTGTTTAACTTGATGCCGTCGGGTTTCTTGATGTACGCACCGTTAAACGCGTCCTCACCGTCCAGGGAGAGGGCGTGCAGTGCGGTTCCCATCTCCATTGCGGGGGTCGGGATCAACTTGAATTTGAGAGCCGCCTGGTAGTGCGCTGGACTGTCCAAAATCTTCTTGAGACTTGACTGGTTAACACCAGGCTCCTTGCGGTAGGCGAAGTCTCCTTGGTTGTAAGCGATTTCAGCAGTCACAGGTAGCAAAGCATATACACCAGTCTATCAGAATGGCAACTCTTCTTGCTCCTCGCCGATTTCGTAGATTCTGACCGTCCAGGTGCTGTACTCTTTCTTGCACTTCGTCCAGCGGACGGACAGCTCAGAAATAATGCTGATCCTATCATCCACCCAGAGGACTTTGTTGACCGTGTCGAAGAACGCTCCGACCACATTGTCGATGTCAGCCCTTCCCTCGCCGTACAGGTCCATCTCGACGCGCAGAGGGCCTGCTAGCGGCGGACCGTCATACTGTTCCTTGACCTTCGCCAGCAGCTCCTTCTGATTCTTCTTGTAAGCTGCGGGCATAAAAGTGCCCCGGGAGGTAACCCGAGGCCGTGCCTTGCTAAACAGAGGGTGGAAGATCTCTAGTGTAATCATCCAAGTGCCAAGCAATCTCGCCTAAGATACCGAGAAAGGCCGCTGAGCCCCCGAGGAAACAAACCACAGGGGCCACCAGGGCGAATGTTATGCACATCGCCCGTCTTTCAAGATGCAGCTAGAGCCGTCTTTCTTGATGCCCAGAATGAAGCCGCGCTTTTCAACCGTGGCGACGATCTCGACGTCCTCAAACTGATCCAGAGCCTTCTTGGCTAGAATCCCTTTGATCTCATCCTCGGACAGCTCTACGGGGCCTACAGAGGGGTCCCAGAGTACGTCGTCGCCAAGGCTGGACTCGGGATCCCAGAAGTCAGCCCAGTCCGCTGGAGTCGCCTCCAGACTGCCACCGAGGTTCAGGCTGAAGTCGTACTCGTCCTGGCAGTCCCAGGTAAATGGCACCTCTTGCGCTGCCTGACCTTCAAAAGGGTCGGGCCAAGCTTCGTTCAGATCAAGACTCTGGCCATAGTAGTCCAGAACGTCCTCGTATTCGACCTTGTAAGGCTTCTGGCCGTCCAGAGCAGCAATCTCCCGCTCCAAGTACCAGATGGCCTTGCGAAGCCCTTCACAGGGGTCCTCGCCGGGCTTGCGGCCGTTGCGTGAGATGTACTTCAGGGCACATCCCAGCCGATAGTTTAGCCCCCAGTCTTCAATCACCGCGATCGGCTCGAACTTGCGGTCGCCGTGGTAGTGGCTGGGATTGATCATGTCAGTCATCGGGTCCTCCTAGAGAATTTCGAGGTTGCGGGCGTCATAGCAGACAACTGTCTTGCCGCCCCGTTTGAGCCGGACGGTTACCCGACTCTTCGTCCATTCTACCACTGTGCCCTTTTCCCAGCCGGCACCCATAAAAACCTTTACGTTGGTTCCCTTGCGAAGTGCGGTCTGGAATTCAATCGGGCCGTACAGGCGTTCGACCTTTTTTACGACCGAAGGCTTGGCGGTAAATGCGCCTGTTTCCTTGTTGAATCTGCCCATTAGCGTCCCATCCTGTGTTGTTCATTTAAGATTATGGCAGTCGTCGGGTGGGCGTTCCACACCTTGACAGCCTCCTCCCAGTTTAACCCCTTGGCAAGGGTGACCATGTTCTTGCGGTCATACACCTTAAAGGTGCCACCACGATGGTCGTCAATACCGTTGGTGTTGATGTCGTTTTCCAGGGCTCGCTGACGGCGCTGGGCTCGTTTCTTTTGTGCTCTGCGTGGCATAATCAATGTTTTGTTATGTGGTCAAAGTGTGTCATTCTGCTCTCTCTCCATAATGTAATGCTGTGGCAGACTGCCGTCGATACCGGCAACTGCTGTAATAACTGTGGGCAGGTGCCTGTTGGAGCTGTTCAGGACCCAGAGGTCGGCTTTCGTGCTGTAGCGCAGCAGGCCTGAAGCGGTCATGTCGCCCAGAACTTCTTCGACAAGGTACTCCAGGCGGGTGCGATCATCCTCTTCGTCCAGGAACTCCGACCAGCCGCTATACAGCTCAGAGTGGGCACAAACAGGCGTGATGGCTCCAACCACCTCATGCTTCTTTACGGCGCCCCTGAACAGCAGCAGGGCCCAGACGAAGGGACGGACGTCAGCTGTTGTCAGCTCGGGTGTTGAGTCGTAGAGCAGCCCTAATGTGCCAGGGGCTACTTCTGCTTCTTCGATCCGGAATCCAAATTTGCTCATAGAAACCTCCTTGAGGACTGACCACATACTAACACCAAAAAACCCCAGGCGCAAGGCCCAGGGCTCTAAGGTCGTTCGGATTGAAGGGGACCGTAGTCTACCTATCAGAACGGATCCACGCCACCAGCCGCATCACGGCGATCTTCCATGAATGTGACAGAGGCATTCTTCACATCCAGGTAGATCTTGTCGTTGTACTTACGCTGAACCAACTGGCCGCGTACGCACACCCGATCACCACGCTGGAGACGATCTGCAACGATGTCGGCCTGTTTGCCGGTCACCTCGCAGGTGTAGAACTGGCCGATCTTGTCATCGGCGTCCTTGGCATAGTAATACTCTTGATCGACCATGTTGAACTTGGCGATCTTACCACCGTTGCCGAATTCACGGACGGTTACAGCTTCGGTGCCTTCCTTGCAGGTAACTTTTCCTGCGGTTGTGATAGCAGCCATTTGTCAGTTCCTCACAGAGGTAGTGTTGTTCCTTTCCATTCTAACAGCCTTGGCAGCTTCTTTTTCCGCCACCTTAGCCTTCATGATGCGTACGGCCTCCTGATACACGTTTTGACAGTGCCGAGGGCTGAGAGAGAGCTTGCTGGCGACGATGGACATGCGGCCACGCTTGGCGTAGGCCACGACAACCTCCTGGGTGCGACGCTTGATGCCGCACTCGTCCATCAGCTTGCGAAGCATGCGCTCACCACGCTGCTCATCAACAGGCTCGTTACTGAGAATGCGATTGTCTTCGCCCATCAGCTCGGAAAGAGGGGTGGCGTCGTCGTCGTTACCAGCGCGGCGATCGATGGAGGAGATGTCCATGGTTCGAGTGGCAGCGTTCAAGATGTCCTGGCCGATGCGACCGTTCTTAGAGCCGCTGCGCTTGCCGTTGCGCTTAACATAGAGCACCTCGGTCATGGCGTTCTCAGGCACATAGATTGCCCGGTCGCGGGTGTTGTGCCAGCGGCAGAAGGCCTGATGGATCCAAGAGTGTGCGTAGGTAGAGAAGGTGTAGCCCTTGGTAGCGTCGAACTTCTCTGCAGCGCGACGGAGACCCAGGTACCCCTGTTGCAGCAGGTCGCTAGCGACTTCGCTACTCATGGTGTAGCCAAGACGCTTGGACAGGTACTTGCGCACAACGGCAGGCACGAGGCGAAGGTTGTGCAGGCAGATCTTGTTGATGATCTTGACGTAGGCCTTGGAGCCAGGCTCCAGAGTGTCGCGCTTCTTGGCCAGTCGGAGTAATTCGGTCTTCGGCAGGAGCGGATAGCGGCCTGCGTTGTTGAGCCAGGTTTGGATTGGATCGTTGGTCATTGCGTGTCCTCCTTGAGGTCGATGTACAAAGTATGCCAAAAGCCAGGAGGCTTTGTCAACCCCCTGGCGATAATTAAAGTTCGGCGCCGTCGAAGAATCGGATAAACGATTCTAATGGATCACCACTGCTCGCCGTCGTCTTCGTCCTTCTTGGGGGCGAACTTGGCGTTGAGGGTTTCGACCTCTGCGGCTGTCTTGTTGCCGACGGTCTTGACGCCCTTGGCGTAGTCACCCTTGATGAGTCCGAGGAGACCTTCGACTGCGTAGGTGGTGAAACCTTTTTCGAGGGCTGCTTCTCGAAACGTGGCCTCCGTTGCCTCAGAAGTGCCACCAGAAGCCGGAGCAGGGGCCGCCGGCATCGCAGCCGGGGCAGCCGGTGCCTTTGGGGCAGGGTCAGGGGCAGAGTCGCTCTGATAGCCGGCTTCCATGGGCATTTTCGCCCACAGCTCGTAAGCCAGGCCGAAGTGCATAGCGGCTGCCATGCACATACCGCGACGCTGGGTGTCAGTCACGTCACGAGCGGTGATCTTGTCAAACGCAATGGCGTTGTTGCGGTGATCCATCCCGGCCTGAGGTAGAGCGGGAGTCACGGCTCCAGTGTCCAAGTTCTGGAAACGGATCAGCAGGTAGGCACCGACAGGAGCACGGTGCAGCAGGCTGCCGTCTTCAGCTGGCACGTAGTCAGGCAGCCATCCCGGTGCGTGGGTACGCAGCAGGTTCATGGTGCGAGACCAGTTGATGTACGCTGCGCTGAACTTGCCTGAGCCGATCTTTTCGACCAGATCCTTGCTAGCTACGCCTGCGAGGTTGGGGAGCGAAGAAGTCATTCGGGTCCTCTGTGAGGTTTACCCTTTCAGTCTATCAGCTTCCTCCTGGTATGGCAATTCCCATTGCATGTACAGCTCCACGCCTCTCCAGACCTCCGGCCAGAGCCAGATGTGCTGGTCGGTCATGCAAGCCTTGATCGTCTGCGGGTTCTGCGCACACATCTGCAGAAGCATCCAGGCCATCGAGAAAGCTCTAAGCATTGTTCCTCTCCTTTCGCAGTTTAGCTAGTTCCCTGGTTTTCTTCCAGCGGCGGTAGTCCTCAGGGTTGTCTTTGACGTGGTGATACCTGAAGACCTCCAGCATCCATCGAGGACCGAGAACGCCACCGAGCATAGACCAAGCCTTTACCGCTCGATCCTCGTACCACAGGTAGAACCGACCCAAGGCCTTGCCGTTCTCCTCGTACTCCTTCCGGAGCTTCGGGCACTGGGTAAAACCCGGGGGTGGTGTGAATCGTCGTTTCCGTCCAGCCATGGCTGTATTCTTCCAATCCCCTCGCGTGCGAGTTATTCTTATATTAGAATTATTATATATAGATGTGGTCCGCGGATTGTCGCGTTTTTTGCAACGGTTTGTCGCAAAATCCGACACTTCACGGCTGTCCATGGATTGTCGCGACACTTCGTGTTAGGCTGTGATCAGTTCGACTCCGACCCCCCATGAGCCTGATCATCGTCCCGCCCAAGGTCACCAACAATTTCACCCAGGTGCCAAACGACGTGCTGTTCTCGGCAGCTCTGACCGCCCACCAGAAAATCACCTGGATACACCTTCGCTCCATCTGCAATGGCACCACCCCCACAACTTTTCGCAGCCTTGGCGAGATCGCCGAAAGACTCGACCTGCCAGCACGCAACATCCAGCGAGATGTCAAGGCATTAATAGCCCTGGGCTTCATCACCAAGAAAGACGATTTCCTACACCTGGAGGTGGAACCAGTTGAGCCCGCAGAGGGACGGGTCATGCCGAGAGTTGAGAAAGAACCAAAGCTATCTCCTCGCCAGCAGCTGAGAAAGGACTTGGTCGACACCTGGAACAGCAAGAAACTCGACAATTTCCCTGCGATGCGAGGATCACTGCCTGAAGCAAGGCTTGAAACCCTGCAACAGCACGCCGAGATGGTTGAATGCACAGATTTGCCCGCCTACCTGGCTCGGGTTTTGCTGGCCTGCAAGATGAACGACTGGTACCAGAAGGTCCCTCAAACCTTCGAGAACATCTTCGGCTCCGGCAACCCGACTACCAAGAAGCTGGAGAAGACCCAGAAGATGTACCACGAAGCTCAAGGCAGGAAGGCCGAAGCTGCAGGCTTTGATCGGAACGACGACCAATCTTGGCTTGACTGGTTCGCTAGCAAGGGTCACGCGCAGTTCACTAAGGTTGAGCGCATCGAGATGGAGCGCTTTGCAGCCTGGAAGCACGAGACTGACGAAGGCAAAGAGGATACGCTGTACATTTACAACGAAGGCGCCACCCTGGTACACTGGACCTACAAAGAGAGCCAGTGCGGCGTCTCCTACCTCCCCACGGTTAGCTGATTATGAATTTTCCCCCACACATCCAGAACGCAGTCGACCTCGGACTGCTGCAAGCTCAAGACGGCAAGATCACTGGCGTTGGTAAAGAAGAGGCTGAATCTGTATTCGGTCTTGTCCGACTCATCGAGAAGATCCAGCCCACTACCAAGTTCGAGGGCGATGACACTACCGACCAGGAGGCTATCGTCCTGTGCCGTGTGCTCAACAGTCCTTCCGGCCTTGCTCGTGAGCTTTGGTCTGACCTACGCATCGCGGTTGGTGTAAGTCATGGCCAAGCCTTGCCGCACCAGCTATGGTCCAACGACGCCTTCCGTTCCATCGGTGGCCTGATTGACCGCATCTTCAACGGTGAGGCAGACGGTGCATCGCTGATCAGTAAGCAACACCTGATTACCGCATTCCCGAACAACAGCGGCAAGTTCTGCTCTAAGCTGGAGTTCGAGCAAACCATCTCCGACCTGACGGAAGACGGCGCCATGGAAAAGTATGGCGACGCTGAGTCTGAATTCGGCATTGCAATCGACCTGCTGCGCCAGGCTCGTGCCCGCGCCAACTTCCTGCAGGCTCAGCACAACGCAGATCAGTCCATCAAGTCTGATGCAAAGCTGGAGAAGGCCATCGAAGCACAGCAGCAGGAGCTGATGCGCTGTCTGGGCATGCTTCGTGGTTCGGTCGGCAACGAGGGTAACGCTACCGATGCTATCGACGATCTGATCAGCCCCAAGGATGGCAAGACTTCGTTCATCGACACCATCATGAGCGCACGCGAGCAGTCTGCCCCTGTCAGTACTGGCATTCCTGCCATGGACCTTGATATGGAAGGCGGTGTTCGCCGTGCAGGTGAAGCAGCTGGTGGCCGACTGTTCACACTGGCTGCACGTACCGGTGTTGGTAAAACCGTGCTGGGCGTCTACGCTGCAGTCAACCTGGCCTACGGTGGGCTCAAGGTTGGCTTCATTTCTGCTGAGCTTGACAAGACAGCGATCTACGCTCGTATCTGGGCTGCCGCCACTCAGGTGGCCAACGACAACCACAACTGGGCACCAGTCGGCGCAATCGAGTCGCCCGACGCCAGTCGTGAGCAGGTCTCCCAGAGCATTATGATGGCAGCCAATGCCATCCAGGAATCTGGCGGCAAGCTGCTAGTCGAAGACCCCTGGGGCGCTGACATTGACTCGGTGATCAACAGCCTGCGCTCAATGAAGGCAAAGAACCCTGATCTGCGTGCAGCGGTGGTTGACCACTTCCATGTTCTAGCTCGCCACAAGGGCGCACCTACCTCTGAAGCTGCAATGCTTGAGGAGCGTGCCTACAAGCTCATGACCTGCGCCAAACAGCTGGAGATCGACCTGATCGTCCTAGCTCAGATGAACCGGGTCGGTATGGACACTGTCGGAAAAGAGCAAGCGCCTACGCTTGATCAGATTCGCGGTACCGACGCTCTGTCCCACGTCAGCCACGCCGTGTGGATCGTCCGCAAGGAGATGAGCGACGAGAACGGCGAGAAAAAGTGGAAGGGCAACCTTGAGTTCTGGCACACCAAGACCCGTGGCCGTCAGGCCGTGTGGACTGGGAGCAAGATCGAAGGAGTCCGCGGTTTCCTTGACA